ATCCAGATCACGACGCCGAGATAGCGTGCATCGGAGAAGTCGGCGCTCATGCTGTGCGGATCGTGCCAGATGCGCGACCAGGGAACGTGCGTCAGCGTGACATCTGCGCCGCCCTTGCCATCGTCGGCCAGGCCGATCTCAATGCCGCCGTAGCCTTCGACCAGCATCTCCTCGTACACGGATGAGCGGGTGATGCTGAACGAGTTGTCGTCAGCGATGAAACGCAATGCCTGCGTGGCGGCGTCGGCGCGTTCCTCTTCCTGCGGTGTTCTCGGAAATGCCTTCGGGTCGGTGCGCGCCTTGCGTTCGAGGCCGCAGAGCAGCGACACCTTCTCGCGTATCTTGTTGATGGTGATGTCAGGCTGGCCGCGCTTGCGCAGTGCCTCGCGTTCTTCCTTGGTCCACTGCACGCCGTTCAAGTAGTCGCGGTCGTTTTCGGACAGCGCGCGGGAGCCGTAGCTTGCGCGCTCGGCTTCCTCGAACCAGTCGATGAGGCGCGTGAGCAGATCGCCGCTGTTCTCCGGCTGGTCGCGCGCGTTATCCTGCGCGGCCGGGGTGAGCGAACGCTGTGGCGATTGCGCGATGATGGTGAGGGCTTGGGACATGATGGATGAGTTCAGATGCCAAAAGTGCGGTGACACGTTTCGGAGCAGCCGCAGCAACGAAGCGGCTTATGCCGAGGCAGAGCGCATCTATCCTGGCCACCCGATCGAACGGGATGGCAGCGGGTTTCTATGCGATGTCTGTTATCAGTCGTATCTGCGCTGGCTCAGGCGGTTCGATCCTGACGCCTGGAGACGCGCGACGGCACACTGAGATGGTCCGGGAAAGGCCCTGCGCTGTGTGTGCGCAGGGTTAGGTTGGTAGGGGGAGGAAACAGCCGATCCTTGCCCGGAGGCGTTCGGCAAAGACGCAAGACCACGCGGCGACCAGAGGTTCGCGGCGTGCCGGTTGGGGAGGTGGTGCTAGGAGACGTTGCCCGGAATATGCTGGCCGCACACTCGCCGCGTGGTCTTGCGTCTTTGCCGCTTCAATGAGGTCCGAGCAACGTCAGCCGTCATTTAGCCGCACCCTTGGCTGTGCGGCAACTGCGGCGTCCATCGCGCCGCGGAACCACGTCGCGAGCAACTCACGCCAGCAATCGGCGCGATCAGGTGGCGACACCTGTGCTGGATACTGCTGCACGAACGCCTCGGCCCATCGCTCGGGATCGGCGCCGACCGCGCGCTGGAACTGCGCGCCGCTCATCGTGGTGTAGTCGGGCGTCTCGTCAGTCATCGCGCTTCACCATTCCCGCCATGAGCGAACGGCGGGCATAGTCCAGAAAGAACTCAGTAGACCATTCAGTCGTGGCAGCGGACAATTCCGCGCGCTGTCTGTCGATCGTTTCCTTGTTGTCCAAATACCACTGACGCTCGCGCTCGCGCTCCTCGCGCAGATCCTGCCGCCGCAGATCACGCGGGCTTGGCGGAATGTGCCGCTTAGCCTCGATGATCCGGCGCATGGCACGGCGGTATTGCTTCAGCGCAGCGGCATATTCCCGTTGTGCGTCAGCTTCGCTCACGCCACCCTCCAGTCGTCCGCCGTGCCGCGCGTCGCCGCCTCGAACGCGCGCTGCCAGCTGTCAACGGGTTTCACCGGCACCAGATCACGCACGAACGGCCGCGACATGCAGGCATAGCGGGCACTGTCAGGCGCGTGGTCCTCCATGTCGCTGTCCACATCCTCCGGTCGCGCGTCGTCATGCTGCAATGCCGGCAGAGTGCGGATCAAGTCACGCGAGGTGCTGAACAGCAGCAGCATCGGCCGCCCGTCAGCGTCACCATCGAGCCGCGCCCGCACCTGGTCCCAACCGCCCATCGCGCCGCGCGCCGGCACCCGCTTGTTGTCGGCCGGACGGAAGATCACACCCTGCCCGATCATGCGCTGCGCAATGCTTGGCCCGCCATCCTCGGCGAACATCGCCGGATCGGCCACGCCGATCATGGGCTGCGGATCGTCGCGCTCACGGTCACGGATGCCTTGCGCGATGGCCTCGGCGGTCATGCGCAGGCCCACGTTCGGCTCGCCCGGCTTCATGCCATACCACTCGCGATAGTTGACCAGCGCACCGCGGGCGATGTCATGCAGCGATCCGTCCGATACCGCCCACCAATGGCAGGCGAAGGGTCGGGCGCTGCCCCAATCGAAGCTGCGGAACCGCGGCCAGTGCTCAGGCAGCGCGCGCGGCGTGATGACGTGGCGGTCGGTGCTGAACTCGGGGAAGAACGCACCGGAGACAACGGACCAGTCGCCCTCCAGCCACGCACGCACCAGCTCAGGTGAGCCGGACGCCTTGAGGCGCTGCACGTAGTCGGGGCCGAGATAGGCGTTGTCGGCGACACGCGACGGAATGTAGATGCGTTCGAGGCCGGTCGGGTCACGGATGATCTTCCAGCCGAGCGGCGCCGGGTCGATATAGCGCGCGCGCAGCCATTGATGCCCTGGTCCGCCAGGATTGCCGGTCAGCCGCATGCCCACCGGCACACCTGCACCACTGCGCAGCGTCGCCTGCAGCTTCAGGATCGGCGTGGGCGAAGGGAATGTGCCCGCCTCCTCGATGTAGATACGCGTGTAGCTGTGCCCCTGGTATTGGTCGGCGTCGGCGTCGCGCTCCAGGTAGGCGAACGTGAGGCGCGCGCCGTTCGGCATGGTGACGCGCAGCGGGTTCAAGGTGAACTGGCCTCCCACCTGCGAGTAGATGACGCGGCCACGCTCGAACAGTTCCAGCAGCTCGGTGCGCGTGCGCCGTACCATCAGGCCGATGGCGTTGGCGCCGTAGCGTTGCGCGTGGCTGCCCCATTCGCCAAGCACCGCATCGCTCTTGCCGCCACCGCGTGCGCCGCCGAAGAACACCTCGTAGACTGGGCAGTCGAGGAAGGAGCTTTGCGGGCCAGGCAGCGGCGCCCAGGCCGAGGCTACCTCTCGTCGTCGCTCTGGTCGTGCTCGATCTGCTGCGGGTCGGGTGCGTGCTGCCTTAGCCATTCATGCGTGCTGTCGATCGGTGTCGGGACGAAGATGGCGAACGGCTGCGCGCCTTCCTGCTGCACAACGTCGGTGCCCTTCCAGCCCATGCGCGCCTTGGTCCACCAGATCTGCGCCGCCACGTTGTCGTTCTTCGTGGCGTTGCGGTAGAGCGATTCGACCACGCGGGCGTCGGCCTCGGTGGCGCCGATGTCGAGCTCGCGGCGGTAGTGCGCGCGGAGCGTCTTGCCGTCGAGCTGGAGGACGCGGCCGATGCGCTCCTGGGTGATGCCGTAGCCGGTCATCGTCAGCACGGTGCGCGCGGTCTGCTCGTCACGGACGTATTTGGGGAAACGAGACAATGCCTTGACTTCCTTGGCGTCAGGATGGCGATCCGCGCCTATCTGGGCGCTTTCGGTTCGTCACTCCGACGACTGCCGATGGCGGAACTTGTCGGAAAATGCCTCTAACTCTGCGTTAATGCCGCTTCCGTCCGATAAGTGGCGTTTCCGGTCGTGACGGCGCCAAACGGCACTCCCTCGGCGTTGGTTGCGGTCTGGCCGGTGAAGGCTTGCCACCTGAGCACTGCGACATCGCAGTATTGCGGGCTGATCTCGATGGCGTGGCAGGCGCGGCCGGTCATCTCGGCGGCGATGATGGTAGTGCCGGAGCCGACGAACGGATCGTAGACCGCCTGGCCGGGAGAGGAGTTGTTCTCGATCGGGCGCTTCATGCACTCGACCGGCTTCTGCGTGCTGTGGCCGGTCCGGTGATCTTCCGCCTTCAATGTACCGCCTTGGAACGTGCCATTGGCGATCTGCCAGACTGTTCCTTCCTTGCGGCTGCCTGACCAATGACCCACGCCTTTGACAGCGTACCAGCACGGCTCGTGCTGCGGATGATAGTGGCCGCGGGAGATAGCATAGTGCGGTTTGCTCCAGATAATCTGCGCGCGAATTTCATAACCGCAGGCAATCAGGCTTTCCGCAACTGTGTGCCCCAACGTTCCGCTATGCCACACGTAAGCCACTTCCCCAGGAAACAGCACCCACGCCTCTGACCAGTCTGCGCGCCCGTCATTTTCGAACTTGCCAAGCGAACGCTTCACAGTATCCAAGCTCTTGCGCCAGCTTGCATCGTAATCCACCCCATAAGGCGGATCAGTGACCATCAGATGCGGCCTCACGCCGCCCAGCGCGAGCGACACGTCGACCTCGCTCGTGGCGTCGCCGCAGACCAGCCGGTGCCGCCCCAGCAGCCACACATCGCCCGCCCGCGTGATCGGCTCGGGCGGCGGCTCGGGCACCGCGTCGGGATCGGTGAGGCCGTCCGTGCGGTCGGCGAACAGCGACGCCAGTTCGTCCTCACCGAAGCCGGTCAGCGCCAGATCGAACGCATCGGTGCGCAGCGCCTCGAGCTCGGTGCGCAGCAGCCCGTCGTCCCAGCCGCTGTTCAGGGCCAGCTTGTTGTCGGCGAGGCGCAGCGCGCGCTTCTGGGCGTCGGACAGGCCCTCGATGACGATGGCGGGCACTTCGGCCATGCCGAGCTGCTGGGCGGCGGCTAGGCGGCCGTGACCGGCGATCAGCATGTCCGCTTCGTCCACGATCAGCGGGTTGGTCCAGCCCCATTCGCGCACGGATGCAGCAATTTGTGCTACCTGAGCGGCCGAATGGGTGCGTGCGTTAGAAGGATATTCTCTGATTTGACCTATCGGGAGTAATTTGTTTTCTGGGAACATTGCGCTTATGGTGGGTAATAATGTTACTCGGCGTTGCGTGGCGCGAGTGAGGTGAGCGGCACGCTGACCTCCCGCATCTGTCCGAACAGCAGCAGGCCGACGGTGGCGGTGAGGCGGTTGACCGATAGCACCACCCCCTCATGCCCCTTCAGGCTACCGTTTGCGAGCGCACAGGGCGTTCCTGGCGGCCATTGAGAGGGGGGGTCGGTAGGGGGATATAGGCGGGATGCCGCACTGGCCTCCAGCGTGCTTACAATCCCGTCTCGCAGTATATACGGATTTCCGGCGCTCATCAGCAGCCTGCGAACGCCGAGGGTGTGGGCGATGGGCGACCAGTGCGGCGATCGTATGCACACGAACAAGTAGCTCGTGAAAAGTGGCGCCTCGACCTGGCGGGTGAGTGTGCGCAGCACGGGATCGCGTCGGGTGACGGTGTGCAGCGGGAGGTAGACTTCGTAGCCCTGATTGCGGAGCTGGTCGCGCGCCCATCGCTCGGCCTGCGGATGCGTCTGGCAGACGGCCCAGCCAGTACGGCTACCGCACCGGATGCGGTCGGGGTCCGGTTGCGCGTGTCGGTTCATATGCACGCGAACGATCTGGGTGTCAACCGTTGCGAGGGCGGCGCTCATGTCAGCGTCTCGGCGGCACGGGCGCGGATGCGGTCGGCCACGCCGTTCGCCACGGCCACACGGTTTTCCTCGGGAGCAGACGCCAAGGCGGCAATGATCGCCTCGATCAGCACCTCGATGATCACGGCGTGCTGCTCATGGCGCATGGCGGCATCGATCCGGCGGGCGAACCGACTGGCAGCGCGTCCATGCGGATCGCACAGGGCCAGCGCCTCATCGAGCATCGGGACCGCGCCACTCACTGGCGCGTCTCCAGGCTGTCGGAGACGGCGGCGGCGATGGTGGCCCAGGCACCGAGGGCGAGCTGCGCGCGGTCGAGCTGGCCGGGCACGGCGCAGAGCTCGTCGATGATGGCGCGGGTGAGCGTGACCAGCGCATCGGACGGCTCGGGGTCGCCAGGTGACGGAACGGCATGCGTCAGGTGCAGGGTCATGCGGTGCAACCTGTGGTTATACCGATCAGCGCCCCAGCCGTGCCCCGACTTTGTGCCCCAGGTTCCCCACGATCCTCCGCGTAGCCGGAGAAGATGGGGCACGCTTTGGACGTGCCCCAACTTCCTCCGTAGGAGGATCGGAAAACATGTTGGGGCGCCCCATGTTCCGCCCCATCTTTCGCCCCAAGTCTATTATCCGTCATCCTCGCCATCCTGCCACTTATAGTTGAGTGGATGTCCGTCCTTCGAGCGCAGCCCAGCCCGCCAATCGCGCTTACCGGACCGCCACCACTTGCCGCGGATGATCTGGCCGGAGTTCATCAGGCTGCGCAGCACGCGCCGCTGCACCGCAGCAGTGGCGATGCCGGCCGCCTCCAGCACGCGGCTCAGCGAGCGATCGGTGTTGCCGAGCTGCGGCGAATAGGGTCCGCCATCTGTGCCCCGCTCGACGGCGGCGATGATGGTCGCGGTCTGCTCACCGTTGATGCGGGCGGTCGGTGGCTGCCACGGCTCGCACCGCACCACCTCCTCACCACCCACCGCCACGGCATGCCGCTGGAACCATTCGCTCTCCTCGGGGGCCGAATAGTTCAGCTTTGAGGCCACTGAGCCGAGCCGGAAGTAATAGCCGCGGCGGTCCAGCTCGATGCCCATGTCCTCCGCCTGGGCAACGGTCATCTTCTTGACCGCCAGCTCGAAGCGAACGGCGTTCACGATGTCCGTGCCGCCGCGGACGTTGTTCTGATCGCTGCTGTCATCGTCGCCGCCCGCCTTGTTGTCGTGGTGCATGGGCACCACGGCCGCATTGAAGCGCTGGGCAAGGCCGTTACGCATGAGCACCATGACACGCCGCATCATAATGTTGTCGGCCTCGGGCACCGCATTTACCGCCACGAGCGGATCGAGGAAGATCGCATCCGGCTCGATACGCCCGCAGGCGAGCCCGAACGTTTCCCAGCAGTCGGTCACGCCCACGGCGCCGTTATCGTCCAGGGCAAACATGGTCGCATCGCTGCGCGGCCCCATGCAGACCCGATGCAGCCATCCCACGAGGTCAACCGGAGAGGCACCGAAGTAGGCCAGCGCGGCACTGATCCGCCGGCGCTGTTCGTCGGCGTTGTCCTCGAAGTTGGTAAGGACCACGCGGGCACGCTGCACCGGCTCAAGCCGCCCGAATGCCCGGCCGAGGGCAAGGGCGATGGCCCATGCGATGGCGAGCTGCGACTTGCCGCCGCCGCCTGGTCCGTGTGGCAGGGTGAGCTGGCCGCGCATGAGATAGGGCGGCGCGAGCCACGGCCGGCGCGGGAGGTGGTCTGGCTCCCACGCGGCATCGCTGATCGAGAAGAACTCGGCAATTCGCTTGTGTTCAGCGACCCGTTTGGCGATTTCCTCGGCCTGTTCGGCGACACGCTCGTTCCAGCATTCACGCAGGATCGGGATATGACGGGGATTGAGACCATCCTCGAAGCGGGCGAGCAGGATCGCATCTTCCAGCGATAGCTGGTGCTGCTGGAACAGCCGCACGCATGCCATGACACGCTTGCGGTGGTTGGTCGTCGGCTCCAGCCAGAACCGACCGTGGATGATGGCGCGCAAGGGGTCGGAGAGGCCGTCCCAAAATCCGGTAAGGTGGTCGGGGAACATGCCATTGCTGCCATCCATGTCATCGGCATCCCCCGATGAGGTCGGCGAGCTGTTCCATTGCTCGGGCCGTTGCCGTGATCTCTTGCCGGAAATCCTGATGCGCGCTGGTACGGACTTCATCGTGCCACGCTGCCAGCATCCGCTGACGTGCCGCCTCGAAGCGACTGACGCATGGTGCCCCCTTGTCGTCGGGGGGCGGTTGTGGCAGATAAGGCGCGTTCATAGGCTTCTGCCGCCGGGCCGCCCCCGGCTTGCACTATCCGCCTCGGTCTCCCAACCGGGGCGGTTTGCATTTTGCGGCCGAAAGCATGAGTCGTCCATACGTTCCCCCGCTATTGGTTGTCGTCGATCCGGCGCGTATAGTGCCGTGGCGCGCGCGGCCTCA